TTTGAAGTTGCCATCTTTTACTCCTTATGTACGGGGTCTATCCGGCAAACCCCTGCGATACGCATCGCTGTTTTCTCTGGCCTCTGCCAGATCCTTAATTCTACTCAAAGCTTCTTGAAACTGCTTTTCGTAGACAACCATTAAATCTTGTTCACCCTTCATGTAAGTATATGCCTCGACCAATGAACCGTAAAGCATAGCATTGGGAGCGTTTTCACTGAGCCATGTATTTCCAGAATCTGCCCCTGCCGTCAAAGAAGCAGGTCTGTAATAATAATGAAGCTCTACGGCATAATTAGAGTCAGGGGTAGGTGCTACTATGAAATTATCAATATCAAAAAAAGCATAATATTTCGGCAACCCGGTGGTCGCAGGATTGGGAGTATACTCTTGTAAGTAATTTACATCTTTTTGTAACAAAAAGGTTTTTACGCTGCTGCTTGTAACGGAAAAAGAAAAGGATGCTAAATAATCAGTAGGGACAGAAAGATACGGATCATTTTGACTTAAAGTGCTTGTAGCGTTTTTGCGAAAAACTTCTAAATCAACAAGTTTAAAGATGCGTTGCTCTGCATTTTTTATAAACGTAGGCAAATTTGTTACAAACGAAGTTTCAGTGTTCTCCGTGTAATCTTGTATCGCTGTCTTTAACTGTGCGTAAGTGTAAGACATTAAGCTATCCTTATAATCGCATTACTAGCATCCGCTGTAGGCATAGTTACGGTAAATGTAGATGAAGATGAGGATCTATCTGACCCAAAATCAAATACAGCCACCGCCTTGTTAGAGGCGCTTGAATTATAAACTAGAGCCCCTCTTGCCGTGATTGTAGAGCTAGTAAAAGAAACATCATCAAAATCTATGAAAGCCGTAGTGCCGCTAGTGTTTACACTCACGTTTGAAAGGGTAGCTCCCCCAGCGCTATATCCTGCGCCACTAACCTCCGAAGAGGTCGAATACGCTGTAGTGCTTGCATCAAGAGTGGCACTGTTTGTAAACAAAGCTATCTTAAAAGTGTGACTGCTAAAGTTATGAACGGCTTGAAACAGTTCACTCTTAAAAGAGGTGCATAAAAAATTTCCGTTAAAAGCCATTAAATACTCCTACACTATCGTTATGTTCCCAACCATACTGCTGTGGTTGGTGCATTGATACACCAAAGATGTATCGCTTGGCTCGTGTGGCACAATAAACTGAGTCAATCCAGTTGTTGAGTTGTAGTTCTCTGTCACCCCTGTTGTAAAGGCAGAGCCACCATTAGACGTTCTGATCTGCAAAGGATGGCTGCTTACGTTAGCCGTATTGTCTATCAAATAGGTGTGACCCTTATAAAACGTAAAGTTTGGATTATTACCTGAAGTTGCACCCGGACCAGTAAATGTGTATGCCGAACTTCCGCTAGTGCCAGCGGTGTACTTAGTAACAGGACCAGTGGTTTCATCGTTTAGTCTTATCCAAACGCCACCATGAGCAAAATAAAGACCCCCCGTGGCATGAACATGAGCTACTGCGCCGTGATAAGTAGAGGCACTGGGCAGATCACTCAAAGCACTGTAATAAAAAACAATCTTATTAGCGCCTGAACTTACATCAAGTAGACCGTTTGCATCTATAATATCAGTTAGTACGCTAGAACTATTTCCTAACGCGGCGTATATCTCGTTAAAGTTATCATTTATTTTATCAGCGCCAGCACGAAGAGTATCACCAGTGCCATCATTCGCGCTTGATCCTATTCCTACTGTTTGCTTTGCCATCTATCCCTCGTCAAAAGTCTTGTTACTAGAATCCAGTGTAACGCTTGTCGAGTCAAACGTCGAAGAAATAGTAGAAGCCGCCATAGTTCCCACCGCACTCGTAGCAGAAACACCTGTCAAAGATACCGTTGTGGGAGACGCAGGAGCGGTTCCTGTGGCTACTACTTGTCCCACAGACCCAACTAAAAAAGGAACTAAGATGTATCTCAAAGTTGTTGTGTTAAAAGTTGGAAAAGTGATATTTGCGGAAAAGGTGTTGTTTGTGTCGGGTCTAGCATTCCTAAGAGCTTCAGGATCGTTTGCTTTTCTAAACGGTCCTAATTGCGGATGCTTCGGGTCAAACTCATCTGGACCCACCGCTGCCCCGGTCCATTCTACTTTCATGTCCCTGTATCTGTACCTTTGTCCAGATCTGTCGGAGATAAAAAAAGAATTTTTACCTGAAGCAAACCGGGCCATTAGTTCACTCGTAAATATTCATATTGAGGGGTCACGTTGAAAGAAGATCTATCTCTGTCTTCAGTACGCGCCCTCTCAAACTCCTCCTCATATACTGCTTTTAAGAGTTGAATACGATCAGGAGCCCGTTTCATTGAAATGTAGTAGGCTAGACCAGCGGCTAAACAAGGATAAAACCTGAAAGGCATGTCTACCGTGTTAATAAGCGTGTCCGCGTCGTCCATACGAACAAGGGCGTCGTAAATTATTGTATCCGTTGAGTTTTCAGGAGTTGTATACAATTTAAGGGATGGGGTTATTTGACGATCTAAAAAATATTGACTGGGTCTTCCTTGAGTAGTTTTAGTGGGAATAGTTATGTATCCATCCCGACTTAAACGAGTCATGGTCAAGTCAGAACCACTTCTTCGACAAACAACAGATAGTACATCAATTACATCTGTGCCTAAATCGTATGCGCTAGTGCCTTGAGTTACGGCTTGGGTCCTTTGTTTAATAGTCCATTGATTCAAACCACGATTAGCCCAATCAGCTAAAAGCAGGTTTAAAGAGCGTTTTGCGGTGCGGGCATCGTATCCCGTCCGAAACTCTGTCCCGCACCGCTCAAAAGCTTCTTCGATGTAATCATCGACTTGAAGCTCAAAGTTCTTTGACCCTGAAACCGTCATTACTTCTTAACTTTTCCGCCTTTAGCCATACGCTTTTTAGCCATTCCACCTTTAGCCATACGCTTCTTAGCCATTCCACCTTTAGCCATACGCTTCTTAGCCATTCCGCCACCGCGCATCATCTTAGGTGGAGCTTTTTTAGCTGCACCCCCACCGCGCATCATCTTAGGAGCAGCTTTCTTGGCAGCGCCGCCTTTAGCCATGCGCTTCTTAGCCATTCCGCCGCCCATCATCTTTTTAGCTTTTCTTGCCATGTCCTTTAAGCCTCCTATAAAGCTGCTGACGTTTTTCATAACCTCCGCCATTATCATAATACTCATCACAATCCTGATAATAACCGTTTTTTCGCAATGTAACAGAAGCCTCCTCCAACTTTGAAAGCCTCTGCAAAAAAATCATAGCATAGGACTCTTCTACAGTCGATATAAAGTCTTCATCGTCTAAAAACTCGTTTTCATCATCGTCTGGGTGAAATCCCATGAGAAACATGTCGCGGTTAATGAAAAAACCTTCGGCAATTGCATCATTAAGCTTGTCTAAATATTGATCTAGCTCATCTAAAGGTAAAGGAGAAAAGTCAATTAAAACAACAACATCTTTTGTGTCGTCCCATTGAGATATTAACTTATACAAATGCTGCCAATCAGCGTCGTATTTAAAAGTTATACCTACGCGATCTTCAGACCACGCTTTTTTAGCAAAAGGGCAGGCAGGCAAACCGTTATAGTTTGGGTTGGCAATCTCTAAAGCTTGCGCGGACCATTCGCGTGTTTCGGTGATGATTTTTTGTTCTAATTCAAAATTAGGAAGCATTTGTTTATCTACGCTCGTGAAACAGACCCTTTTGTAACTTTTCGTCTATTTGGCAAAACTCTACCACAACCCCTAGCTACTGTTGCCCCCGTAGAAACCTTGCCCCTGTACGGCCGTTTTGCCTTTGTTGCTGGCACCGCAACACCGCCGTTTTCCATTTTTCGGACTTTTGCTGCTTTAGTGTTTGATACAACTGTTTTGCCCCTTGCTCCCTCTCTTTTTTTCTTACGAGCGGTGGTAGCTCTTTGGCTTTTTGAAAGACTATTTGCCTTGCTTCGCGGCAAGCAACGATCAGGGTTCTTCTTATCTTTTGAAGTGCCGCATTTACCTTTGATGTTGCCGGAGCTATCAATTCTTACCCAATCCTGATTAACCCAATCCTTTAACGCCCCCATGATTAGGCTCTTTTCTTTTTCTTCTTTGACCCTTTGGCGTAATTTGGATCTTTGCAATATTTTGAAGCAGCCATGTTAGCATAAGCTGAAGGATATGTATCGAAGGTCCTTTTAGCCCATGCTTTTCCTGCTGGGCATATTTTACTTCCTTTGCTTTTCGGACTCGCTCGTCCTCCATTACGCATATAAGTGATGCCTGTCTTCTTTGGTTTGGGGCCCGTTCTAACACGAGATGCCGTTGTTTTAGGTAAATCAGATCTTCTCATGTTCTCTTGCTCCTTTTACCCCTTAACACTCCACTTAACGTCTTGGCTTGTTTTTGATGCAATTTACTAGCTTTTTTTAAACCTTTTACAACTCGTTTTACTTTGTTTTTTTGTGATTTTCTTAAAGCCATTTAATTAACTCCAATACTTAAAATAGTTGCTCCATGCCCGCAGCCGCAACTATCAAAACAGCAATGCCCCACAACCTAGTATCAAGTCGTTTTAGTTGGTCTTGGATTTCTGCATACCTTTTGTCACACGACTCCTCGTGCTTTTCTAATTGTTTCAACACTTCTTCAGGAGTCATTAGCACTTCCATCTCTTTCTAGCCTGACGCAGACGGCTGTTTGGATTTTTAGCCGCTTTAGGAAACTTTTTCATTTGCCCCGCAGATCTAGCACAAAAAGACTTACGGCGCTTCGCTGCCGCACTTCCCTTTTTTACTTTACCTGTAACTGCGGTTTTCAACTTAGAACCGGGGTTTGCACGTCTATATGCAGCAACCCCAGCCTTAGTCATTCCCGCCCCAGATTTGGTGGGGCGGAAGTTCTTTTTATTTCTGGCGGGCATTTTATCGTCACGTTTTTTAGTCGCCATTTAAAAGCCCTTAATTAAAGAACACCGTTACCGCAGTTATATTTGTTAAGGTTCCAACAAAGATGTCGCTTACGCGAATACCTTCTGCGGGGATATTGACAGAGTGTGTCGTTGATTCATTGAAATCAAGGTCAAGAACAGTAGAGCCCCCAGTACCGTCTGTAATGGTAAGACGAGGTGTGCCCGACGTTGTTTTCAACTGAATCTGACGTATACGAGCAGGTCCCACACTAAGTGAACCCGTCGCAGTAACACGTTTGGATCTTACGTCTGAGTCAGCCATAACGACCTCCCACTATGCGAGGTTGTTATTCTGCTGATACAGAATTGTTACACGAACTTCACCTGCATTTGTCGCGGCAGAACCTGTGACAGTCAAACGAATATCCGCTGTTCCCGTATCTTCCCAAGCCAACGCTCCACCAGATTCAGTCGTTGGATATTTGCGACCGGCAGTTGTTCCGATAGCGAAAGTGTTAACAAGCGAAGCTGCTCCACCAACAGTATCACCAACACTAAGGTTGGTTGCGGTGTTAGCTGCGGTAATCACATCAATCACACAATCAATAATTTGGGAATTTGCAGGAATAATGACATTAGTAACTTCTGCTGCAACGGCTCCGCCGGAGAGATCTACTGAAAAAGTCTGCGCCATTACAACTTGACCAACATTAGCAATGTCAGAACCAAGAGTTGTGCCTGTCGTGTTTTTAATTGTCCCGGCCTTAATTGGGCCCGAAAAAGTGGTAGTAGCCATGTACGTCTCCTGTCGTGGCTAGTGTCAAACGCCCAGTGCGTTTGTCAGGGATAAAAAATCATACAACAAAAAAGGGCGGCTGTGAAGCCGCCCTTTAACCCCTTTGGAGAAGGGAACTTTACGCGCCGGGTGTTCCGAAGACACAACGCCAATCTGAAACGCCAAAGCTGTAACGCTCCCGCGCCTTAAACCGCATATTTCCAGTGTCAAAATCACCTTCCATAGCGGTCTTGATTGGTGAGCGGTTGAACATCTTAAATCCGTTTGGAGCATCTGTCTTCAAGAAGAAGGCATCTGTATCCGTCAAGAAGTGATTTACCACCGCACCCTCTGGGATCAGACCCATTGAACGCATAGCGTTAGTGTCATTGTCTGCTGTTCCCGAACGAAGATTTGAGTTCATCACACGCTCTGCAATGAACTGAAGCTCTTTTGGAATTATGAGCTTTGTACCCCGAACAGCCACTTTAAGACCACGCTCATCTGTAAACCCAGCAATATCAATAAGCATCTGCTCCAGAGAGGTCTCATTGAGATCTGCTGCGGTAGCTAAGATGTTTGTTTGATTACCAGACAGAGAAGGGTGTGCATTTGAACAAAGCGCTGCACCATCTCCGACAGGAGATCCCGTGCTAAAAGCATTGTTCAAAATTGCAGCGCCTTTAATCTGCTTGGTTTGGGCCATAGAACGAGCTAGAGCCTTAGTGTAGCGAGACGCAAGACGGTCATAAAGGTTATCTTCAATCGCTTCTTCTGTGATTGAAAATGCCAATGCAATCGTCTCATGTGTGTAACGAGCCGTGTATGTCTCTTGAGCATCGTCAAAGTTGACGGCAGTGCCCTCGCCTTTAACAGGTGCTGTTGAGAAACCCCCAAGCATGACCTCCTCTTCAAAGGCCCTATCTGAGGCTTCTTCTTCAAAGATTTCAGCATGTTCGTTCTCGTAACGATTGTATTCCAGACCAAACAGAGCGTTTAGGCCGGGTTCTAGCTCTTTTGCTAGTTGTGCGCGAGAAATAGCCATTGTCTAATTCTCCCTTCCTATATGCCTGTTGACAACGACGTTGTCTGTGACGCAGAAGCTGCCACAGGCGCGTTGTGGTGGAAATTAAACCGAACTACAAAATTCACTCCTGCTGATGCAAAGTCAAGGTTTGCTTCATCTGTACTCAGATTAACAATACGCATGAACAATGTTGCGGTATTCGCAGCAGTGGAAATGTCTAGTTGAGCAGTTGAACGGCCGTTGTTTGTTGACCCTGACGTAGCTGTTGCAAGTGAACAGTTTGTAAAAAGATCTGCAAGTGCCGTTGCACGGTTTGTGCATGTTGTGTCAGCAGCAACCATAAACAACTGATTAGGGTTGTCCGCAACAAATGCCTTTACCGGGAAGTTTGTGTCAACACTGACACTGTTGGCACCGGGCCAAAAGTTTTTGAAGACAGTCTTCTTAGTAGAACTGTCCACATATTCGACGCCCATAAGGACACCAAGCGCCGGAACTGTACCACCGTTTGCATTGCCGACAATGTCAATTACGCCCGCAGCAAGCGGGATAACTGGAGAATACTGAAAGATAGCATTCGTATTGTCACTAGCAATCTCGTATTGAGTTACACCAGTAGTGTTCGCTCCAGAACCTGTTAATCCAATTGGACGCAGACCAAAAGAAGTATCTTGGTTTGCCATTTTAAACTCCAATCAAGCCCTAAGTTTTAGGGCCACCAAAGGTTACACGCGATTGACGATCAGGTTTACTAATCGTCATGGTAGAGTGAGAATTTTCCCGCATCATATCGTGATCCACGGCTTCCATCTGATCAGCATTCCTACCATCAAAGTAGGCTTTCCTTTCAGCAACCGTTTCCAACGGAATACGAGCGAGAATTAATCCGCCAACTCCAAACACACCAGCATATTTACCTGAATCAATGACGGGAGCCTCAAAATCAGGGTACTCATCTTGGCGAACCAGTTCGTATCCTTCGCGTAGACGAGCAGAAATGTTTTTCTGATCATCAAATCCACGAACTTCGGATCTAATCCAACGATGCTTGTACCCGTCGGGCGCAGGTGGTGCGTCTAGCATAGACGGGGGAGCCCAAGGCTTACGCCTCGTCTCTTTCTCCCTTGTCTTACTAGCACGGGAGCTACGATCAATATCGTCAGTCTTTGTAATTTCAAAATCAGACATCAATCTTACTCCTTGACGTACTTAGCATATTCCTCAAGGGGGACACCAAGTTTTTTGGCAATCGCAACTTGAGAAGCGGTCAATTTGACCTTGCGAGGTCCAGATGTTTTAGCGGTCCTACTCGCGGAAGCTACCGTCTGAACTGGTCGGGAGCTTCTCTGACCGGGCTTTCCAAGCTTGTGCGAAAAGTCTTCCGCAATCCGCCTGTCAAGTTCACTATAGTACTCATCTGACGCGGGGTCAAACCCTTCGTCTTCAATTAATTGTTTATGTATGCCAAAAGCCGCATAAGTCATAGTCTGGTCTTTACCAAACCATTCATTTTTATCCGCCCATGCCTCTGCCTTGGGATCAGGTCTTTGCGGGGGTTGTTCTGGCTGGGCTTGTTGCGCTGGAACCTCTGCCGCAGTCTCTTCTTTAACCCTAGATTGCGCTTGAAGCGCTCTCTCTCTTGCTAAAGTTAGAGACGCAAGTTGTTGTTGAGCCTCAACCGCAGCATCCGTGTCCCCAATTGACATAGCTTGGCGGAGATTATTTTTAGCAGCTTCTAGCTCACTCTCAACTCTTCCCGAATATTCCTGAACATAACCTTGATCGAGCTTGTTCAGCCTAGCTTTTAAATCTTCAGATTCTCTTTTGACCGATTCCGCATATTTTAAGGCGTCTTGCTCTCGACGCTCTGCTTCACGGCGAAGCTTTGTCAAACGGTCTATTCGATCTTTAGACGTGGGTTTACGATCTTTTTGAGGTTCTTCTGGTTCAGCTTCAGCTACTACCTCAACTTCCCCTTCCTGCACCTCAACTTCAACACCCTCTACCCGGTCCTCTTCAATTAAATTTTCAGCCTCTTGGACTTCTTCTCTATCTTTTACTGCGTTTTCCATAATTACCCTCAGTTATGAAGAATATCTTCAGGATCTAAAATAGTGGCAAGTATCTCATCATCATTTAAGATTCGTACTTCTCCGCCTTCTATTTTAAAACGAGATCCCGCGTACCTAGCAAAAATGACCCAGTCACCTTCGCCACACCATCCGCCTTCTGGGAACTTACTTCTGTCCTCATAAGCAAGCGGCCCGACTTTTAAGACGTAACCCACCTGAGTGGATATCTCATTTTGAGTTACAGCTTGGTCAGGTAACCATACGCCACCGCTGGTCTTTGCTTTACCTCTGTACGGCAAAACAAGAATACGCCAACCTGTGGGCGAAGGCATTCTTTCTAATAGGGGTTTATCTATGAGGGAGGGATCAAGCACTCTTTCAGAGGGGTCAACCCAAGGAGTTGAAGGCACTTCGGCCTTTGTTTCTGCTTCCGCAGCTTCAGTCATCTAGTCGCTCCTGTTTATCTAGCAGGCTCTTGAGTTCCTGTTGAATATAATCCAAGCCTTCGATGTTTCCGATCAATTGCTTGTAATGTAGCATGTCCTTTACGCCGCTGTAGACAAGAATGTCAGAGATCTGCTCTTTCTTGTCTCCAATCAACTTCAGGATATGATTGGTAATTATTATTCCATCCATATGAGAGTATATACGCTGTTATGCGGACATATGCAACTCACTTCTTGCCGAAAAATTTAGTGGCAGCACGAGTTCCAAAAGAAGCGGATACAATGATTCCTAGCGTATACCTATAATACTCTGGCATAGCGTTTAAAGCAGTGAAACCGTCAGTGACTATTTGTCTCCCCCAGTCGCCACAGAAAGCTAATACAAGCGGAACTGAGAACAAAATAGTAAGCCATTCATCTTTCCAAGAGTTTTGGCTACCTTTAGCCATCTCTAGATCCCAGTCGATCTCACCCGTGGCCTTCTTTTCCATAATAACCGCTTCAGCCTTGGCCTTTGCGACTTTCGTTGCGCTTTCTGCCTTAGTTTTTTCCACCTTACCATCTAGCCAAGTCCCGGCTAACGAAGCGATTGGTCCTATAAGGGCCTGTAACATTTTAATACACCTTTACTGTCTCAGGGTCCACACGACGAGGAACACAGTATGCGGTGGCACGATCTCTCTCGTCAACATACTGTGAGTAACTATAGTTTCCATATCTTTTAGACACTTGTGAGGCAAAGTAATTGCACTCTGTAACTGAATAAAAATACATGTCCGCACTATCTAGTTTGCGAAAATCTCCTGTACCAAGGTATACCAGTAACAAAAAAGCATCTATCACTTCCGGCTCATCCACGCGGTTGTGCCCATGTAAGCGCCAACAATGCCCGCGCCAGAGATGTAAAATAAATTACTTATATCTGATAGAGCTTCAATACGCTCAAGTGGTATCCACGGCGTGAACAAAGCGGCTGTAAATAAGCCCATGCCTATCAATGTGTATCTTGCCATACGCAACTGAGCCAAGCTTTTACGCAAGTCACGATCCGTCTCTCGCATTTCTTTTGCGTGTTCTAGTTCTTCGTCTGTGACTACGCCATCGCCGTCAAGATCATACTTATCGTAATCACTCTTTTTTTGTAACCTCTTGTTCATTTCTGGCTCTCCCGTATCTCCTTTAAACTCTCTTGTACCGTCATCTGTTTCTTCGCATTCGGGTCATACTTGCATTGATATTGGTTTGGAATAAATTCCATATACTCAAAGATCTGAGACTCAATAGTGTTGTTTGCGCCTTTGAACACACAAACAGTTTGTTTTTTGTCCAACTTTTCGCACTTGACCTTGCGGCAAGTTACCATCAGATCGTCCGCGTTAGCTACTGTCCCCTTCAAGAAGAAAACAAACCCCACTAAAAGCCCCACCCCAACCAAACCCATCACTATCCATGCCACAATCTCAACAAATTTACGTCGTCGTTGCCTCTGAAGATACAAAGTTTCCTGACGAGATTTTCTTATCTTGCCTTCCATAGCAATAAGCTCATCCCACTTGGATTTGCCGTACATCATGCCTATAAAATTTTTAAGATCAGTTCTCTGCTGTTCCGCGTTGCGCTTTGCGGCAAACGTCTCCATAGCTTCCTGCTCGACAGACTTGCCTGCAAAAAGTTTCTTAAATATAGGAGGGTTCTTGGCTTCTTTTTCAAGCATATCCAAATCAGATAGAGCGCCCATCCAGCGCCCTAAATCACTTGCCATACTTTCTATGTCACGACCTATCTGTATGCCCTTCTTCACAGCGTTAAACGCTGCGGTGGCTGTAGCCATGACGGTAATAGGGTCCATCTTTACCTAGCCTGTCGTTATGAATACAAGCTTTGGGGTGCCCCATCCCCTAGATTGTATTATTTATTTGCAGCTAATGTAGCTTCCACCCTTTACGGCAGCGCCCATGCCACGAGCAGTGCTTCTACCCATGCCTGTAGGCACTTTGACATCCGCTGTTTTACCGTAAGGAATACGGCCCTGACCTTGAATGTCCGCATACTCCACCGCCTTTGGCGCTGGACCGGGCGTGTTGATCACATTTTTTACTACACTCATTCTACGCTCCTCATTTTCATGCGTTCTCGTTCTAACGCTGCTTGAATACGAGCAGCGGTCTGTTCTTCTTGGCTCTGGATGCGTTCGTCAAACTGACGTGACTTATCCATCATCTGAGCCTGCTTCAGGTTAAGCTCACGCTCTTCCATCTCTCTATCGTTCTGTTCTGCTTGTGCGTCAAGCTGAAGTTCCTGTTGTTTGAGCGCAATCACTGGGTCAGGCTCTCCACCACCAGAAAGCTGTCGTCCAAGATCCTGAACCATCTTCATGCCCTGCGCCATAATCTGTGCCGCCAAAGCATCTACTTGCATCTGTGCCTCTGGCGGAACCTGTTGCTGTTGTGTCAGGCCAAGCTGCGCCATTGCTTTTTCTACAGAGTCAATCTGCACATGCTGCATGACATGCTTCTGTAAAGCTACCGCTACGTCGGGAGTGCCGCCAACAAGTGGTGAGCCACCAAATACAAGATGAGCCATGATATGCGCTTCGTGGTTCTGCCCCGGAAAGGCCTGCAACCTGCCCCGATCAAGAGCGTCCATGTTTTCTTGTGCAGGGTCTTTGGGCACTGGTTGAACCGACTGCTC